GCACCGTTTTTAGACGATAAGACAGGTATGATGAAAGACTCAAAAGGATATCATAAAGCAATTGCAATTGCTTCAAATCCAGAAAAGTTTGCCAGATTTTTTTACGAGCAAGGTAAATCCGAAGCTATTGATGATGTTTCAAAAAAATCAAAAAACATTGATATGGTTAGGAAGACACCTCAAACCTTTAGTAAGAATGGTTTAAAAATTCGTGCTGTAGGTGACACTTCAAGCGGAAGAGGACTTCGAATAAAGAGTATTAAAAAAAGTTAAAAATTAAAAAAATTTAGAAATTATGGCAGTAAATAGCTCACCAGGGTACGACTTAATTCCTTCAGCGGAACGAGTTGCCCTACCAACAAACTATATTACTAATTTCAACTTTATGAATCAGTATCTTCCAGATACTTATGAAAAAGAGTTTGAAAGATATGGTAATAGAACAATCAGCTCATTCCTAAGAATGGTAGGAGCTGAAATGCCTTCTAACTCTGACCTTATCAAATGGGCGGAGCAAGGAAGATTACACATTAAATACACTCAGTGTACATCAGGTTCTGCAGCAGGTGCGGGTACTACAACAGCTACTTGGACAATTGCAGATAACCTTACACCAGTTATACCAGGCGGTGGTACTACTACAGCAGGTAACGGAGGTATTGCTTTAAGAATTGGTCAAACAGTTATGATTGCAGATAACACTGCAGGATCAAACTTGACTAACAAAGCAATTATTACTGACGTTAACTACGGTGCGGGTACTATTGACGTTGCTTACTATGAAGGTACAGGTCAAGCAATGGGATTAGGTGTTCAATCAACTATATGGATTTACGGTTCTGAGTTCCAAAAAGGAACTACTGGAATGGTTGAATCTTTAGAGTCTGATGACTACATCTTTGAAAATTCACCAATCATCATTAAAGATAAATTCCAAGTGAATGGTTCTGATATGGCTCAGATTGGTTGGATTGAAATTACTGGAGAGAATGGTGCTGACGGGTACTTATGGTACTTAAAGTCAGAGCATGACACAAGACTTCGTTTTGAAGACTACTTGGAGACTGCAATGATTGAAGCAGTTCCTGCTGAAGCAGGTTCTGGAGCATCAGCTATCGCATTAGGTGCGGCTTCGGGAGCTGGTAATAAAGGTTCTCAAGGTGTATTTTATGTAGTAGGACAAAGAGGTAATGTATATGGAGGGGGTAACCCAGCTGTATTAGCAGACTTCGATGCTGTTATTCAAAGACTTGACAAGCAAGGTTCTATTGAAGAAAATGTTCTTTTCGTTAACAGAGAATTCTCATTTGATATTGATGATATGTTAGCTGCTCAAAACTCTTACGGAGCGGGTGGTACTTCATATGGTTTATTTGACAACGATGAGGAAATGGCTCTTAACTTAGGGTTCACTGGATTCAGAAGAGGTTATGACTTCTACAAGCAAGACTGGAAATACTTAAACGATCCTACAATGAGAGGTGGTTTAGTTGGTGGAGCAATCAATGGACTTATGGTTCCTGCTGGTTCTACAACTGTATATGACCAAATCTTAGGTAAGAACGCTAAGAGACCATTCTTACATGTTAGATACAGAGCGTCTGAGACTGAAGATAGAAGATACAAAACTTGGATCACTGGTTCTGCTGGTGGAGCAAGAACATCTTCTTTAGATGCAATGGAGGTTAACTTCTTGAGTGAAAGATGTGTATGTACTTTAGGTGCAAACAACTTCTTCTTATTCCAGAATGCATAATCATTAGTAATTAGGGGGAGGATTAATCTCCTCCCCTTTTTTTTAACTTTAATTAAATTATATAAAATGAAACAAATCAAAAAAACATTCACAGCTAAGACTTATCGTCTTAAAAAAGAAGCAGCACCATTAACTTATATGCTGTCTTCTCACCACACCCGAAGAGCATCTTTACTTTATTTTGACGAAGACCAAGGGGTTAATCGTCAACTTCGTTATGCAAAAAATCAAAAGTCTCCTTTTGTAGATGAACAAGATGGAAATGCTATAATGGAACCAATTATTTTTGAAGATGGAATGCTAAATGTTCCAAAACAAAATCAAGTTCTTCAATCTTTTTTATACTATCATCCACAAAGGAATATGGTTTTCGAAGAAGTTAATTTAGAGAAAGATGCAACTGCTGATGTAGAAGTTTTAGAAACTATTTTAGATGCACAAATTGCGGCTAAAGAACTACCATTTGAAAAATTAGTAGCAGTAAGTAGAGTTTTAATAGGAGCTGCGGCTGACAAGATGAGTACAGCAGAATTAAAAAGAGACATTTTAATATTTGCTAAAGAAGATCCTTATACTTTTATGGAAATAATAAATGATCCTGAGTTAGATTTTGAAAATGAAGTAAGACAATTTTTTGACAACAACTTACTTATAATAAAAAACAAAGGTAAAGACGTTTATTATAACTTAAAAGGTAATAAGAAGAAAATGCTATCTATCCCTTTTGGTCAAGAGGCTTACCATGTGGTAGGATCTTACTTAAAAAGTGATGATGGTGTAGAGGTATATAAAGCATTAGTTAAGTTTTTAGACAGCTAATTATTTGTATTTTATAAATGAGAAGAAGCACCTTAATAGGGTGCTTTTTTTTTGCTTATCTTTGCACTTTATTAACCCATTAAAACTTTTTTATAAAATGGAAAAATTTATATCAGTCCCTGTTACGGGACAAACAGACTTCTTGGTTAGCGTTTCAGATGTAATCGCTATTACAAGAACTAATGACACTACTACTGTAATTACTTACAATAGTGCAAACACAGCTACATTCACACACGCAAGTGTTGGATCAGCAGATTATGAAATGAGAGACTCTCTTCAAAACGCTATGACAGCAGCATTGGAGACATCGTGGACAAATGTCGTTGCAGCATACGCTCCACCAAAAGCAGTTTCAGCAATTACTGTAGCCTAATAATGGCAAAGTATGTAGGAGTTCCCACGCCTATTTTAGCAAGTTCTACTGCAACAGGGCCAGCTAAAGTGGTATACACAAATAGCGGAACAACAACTGCTGCGGCAGTCGGCAAACTTACGGACACTGGCGGTACGCCTAACTTTACTGCAAATGTAGTGGTAGGTGATTATGTGTTGGTAAATGAAACAGGTATCGCAGGTTACCCAATAAGAAGCTGGTCAAAAGTAACAGCTGTAGATAGTGATTCGGTACTTAGTATCTCAGGCCCAGGGGCTTCAGGAAGTGCAGGTTTATCTGCGAGTGGGACTGATTATGCAATCGTAACAGCTGCTAATGTTCGTAAGGCTGATTTATCAGGCGGAGGATTTTTAGCTAATGTAAAAGCGGGAGACATGTTAGTTAACACAACTACTAATTTAAATACTGTAGTTACTAAAGTTGTTAGTGATACTCAATTAGAAATGAGTGCTCCAGGGGCGGTAATTGTAGGAGATGATTTCTTTTTATTATCTACTCGTGATGAGTGTAGTTATAAGGTTAGAGTGGATAACGCTACAATGATTAGAGGTAATGCTGCGAATGGAGAAACCACTATTCATTATAAAAAGTTATCAAGTACAAATCAAAAATTGGCTCTTACATTAGGAGACACTCCTTCAGCAGCCTTTGATGTATTCTCTACACAGTTCAAAGAAACTGCAGAGTCTGTTCTTCAAAGCAAATGGAGAGATGTCACAGTAACAATGCCTTACGTTACCTCTGATGGTACTCAAGGTGTTCAGTGGATTTCAGCATTTAATTGGTCGTAAACACTTTATTTAATTAATAAAAGAGGGGCTTACAAAAAAAAGTAAGCCTCTTTTTTTTTGTTATCTTTGTAAAAAGATTTAGATATGCCTATTAATGACGTAAGAAATACAGTATTAGCTATTGCTAATAAAAATAACTACGGTTATATCTCTCCTCAAGATTTTAATCTGTATGCTAAACAAGCACAGCTTGATATGTTTGAAGATTATTTTTATTCATATAACAATTGGATAAACAGAGAAAACAATCGAAGTTCGGGCTCAGGTTATGCGGACATTATAAAAGGATTGGAAGAGGTTATTGATACTTTTTCGGTTCAAGCCTTCCTACCAATTTTTAGTCAAAGTTCTATAGTTGCCCCTTCAGGTTTTGGAGGTAGTAATGTATATAGCTTACCTGAAAATTATTATTTAATAAATAAATTATTTAGATACCCGACCGTTAGAATTTGTGGTACTACTACTTCATCAGTAGTAGACACCTTAATAGATACTACCGCAAACTTTTTAGCAGCAGGAGTACAGCCAGGCGATTTAGTTGTTAATCTTTCTGCGACAGGTATAACTCCTTATCCAGCAACAGGTTTCCCTGGAACGCAATCATGGGTAAACTATATTAATAACTCAGCACCAGGAAACCCTAATGACACAATTAGTCTTGCGGCAGACTTATTTAAAAATCCCGCAGGACTTCCTTCAGAGTCATATTGTATTTATGACGCAAATAACATAGTAGAAGTAGAAAGGGTAAGTCAAAGAAAGATTTTTAATCTTACAAGTTCTAATTTAACTAAGCCAACAAAACAATATCCATGTTATGTTTTAGATGGTAATTTAATAACAGTTTATCCTACTACTTGG